GTAGCGCCAGCCTATACGAGCATTTAGTGGAATTTGACGTACTGGAATTGCAAGCCCCGTACAGCCCTGAACGCTTTATTGAAGCGATTGATTCAGCCGAACAAGCCGGTTATGAAACGTTGATTATTGACAGCTCTACACACGAATGGAGTGGGCAAGGTGGTTGCCTTGAGATTAATGAAGAAATAGCTAAATCCAAGTTTCGCGGCAATACCTGGAGCGCCTGGAACGAAACAAGCGCCCGTCATCGCAAGTTTGTAGACAGAATTCTGCAAAGCAAAATGCACGTGATTACAACGATACGCAGTAAGACCGAAACCGCCCAACAAGAAAGCATTACCGGAAAAAAACAAGTCGTAAAACTTGGCATGAAAGCCGAGCAACGTGATGGACTCGAATATGAATTTGGCTTAGTGCTGGACATTATCCACGATGGGCACTATGCAACAGCCAGCAAAGACAGAACCGGCTTGTTTGTCGATAAGGATCCCAAGCCCATCACACCCGAAACCGGAGAAATCCTGAAAAACTGGCTCGAATCCGGCGCGGAAGTTACACCAGAACCGGCAATAGATTACGCCGCAATGATCGAAACAGCAGCATCAATTGTTGAACTAACAAGCATCTGGCAAATGCTCAGCACCGAACAAAAAGCGAACCTGAAACCGAAATTCAGCGAACGAAAAGAATTTTTAACCAGCGAAAACGAGGCAGCATAACAATGGCAAATTTATCAGCATTATTCGGAAACACACCCTTTAACCCTGCAGCAGTTGAGGAAGTCAACACTGACTTCTCACCATTGCCAAAAGGTGAGTATCTGGTACAAATTACCGACTCTGAAATTGCACAAAACAAGTCCGGCACTGGCACTAACTTAACTTTGAAGTTAGTGGTGCAGGATGGTAAATATAAAAACCGGACGGTATTTGAAAACCTGTGTGTAGTGCATACAAACCCAACAGCGCAAGGCATAGCGCAAACAAGACTCAAACAAATTTGCGAAGCGCTGAAAGTCAAAGCCCTGAAAGACACTAGCCAGATTCACGATAAAAATCTAGTCGTTAGTCTTGATGTTGAGCGTGACAAATATATGTCTGAACAAAAAGGCGCCGATGAATGGCGCAATGCCATTAAAGGCTATCGAGCGGCAAAGGTGGCGACACCAGAACCAGCTCAAGCCAGTGAAGAATTTGAAGATGACATCCCTTGGTAGTCATGCTCACACCACGAGACTACCAAAGCCGAGCCATTGCCGATTTGTGGCAATGGTTCCGCGATAGAAAAGGTGATGGATTAATTCATAACCCATTGCTGGAAGCCCCAACAGGTGCAGGTAAAAGCCTGTTAATTGCCATGATTATTAAAGATATGCTGGAAAAGTTTGGAGGTCGCCGGGTTTTAATCCTAACCCACCAAAAGGAGCTGCTTTCTCAGAACTTTGAAAAGTTAATAGCAATTTATCCAGAGTCTGAGCCGGGTATCTATTCTGCAAGCCTTGGCAGAAAACAGACTGATAACAAGGTTTTATTTTGTGGCATTCAGTCTGTTTACAACAAGGCGCACAAGCTGGGTGATTTTTCATTAATACTCATTGATGAATGCCACCTAATCCCGCAACGGGGGAGCGGTATGTATCGGCAGTTTATCGCCGATATGAATAAGATTTGCGGCAAGGTTCCTGTGGTGGGCTTAACCGCCACACCTTACCGTTTGGATAGTGGGTATTTGCACAAAGGCAAGGACGCTTTATTTACTGATATTGCAGTCAGTATTGATATTAATGAACTGCTGGACGCTGGCTATCTATCACGATTGACGACTAAAAAAGTCGGTTTTGTGATTGATACCAGTGCAGTTCATAAACGTGGTGGGGAATTCATCACTGAGGAGCTTGAAGCCGTTGTTGACGATGTAACCGAAGCCGCTTTGCTGGATGCTTTGCCAAGAATTGAGGATCGTAAAACTGGTTTGGTGTTCTGTGTGACCGTTAAACACGCACACCATGTATCCGACTGGTTAAACGCTCATGGCGTGAATTGTGCGGTTATATCAGGCAAGACCCCCGCTAAAGAGCGTGATGCACTGTTGAATCAGCTCAAGCATGGCGAGATTAAATGCTTGGCAAACGTTAATTGCCTCACTACTGGCGTTGACGTGCCTAACATAGATTTCTTGATTATGTTACGCCCAACGGCAAGCCCAGGGCTTTACGTTCAAATGGCTGGACGTGGCCTGCGGATTGCACCCGGCAAAGTAGATTGTTTGGTGATGGATTACGCAGGAAACATCAATCGGCATGGCCCTATAGATCAGATACAAATCAGGGATAAACGCGAATCAAAAGGCGAAGGTGAAGCACCTGTAAAAGTCTGTCCTGAGTGTGAAGCTATTGTCTATGCGTCAACCCGTTTTTGTGAATGTGGCTATGAATTCCCGCCACCTGCTTTAAAGATTGAACACAAGGCAAGCAGTAAAGCGATTTTATCGGCTGATTATGAACCGGAATGGTTCGAGGTAGACAAGGTTACTTATACAAGACACCCAGGCAAAGACGGTAAACCGGACACAATGCGCGTGGATTACTTTCAAGAGTCTGGCTTGTGGCCTGTCAAGGTTGCCAGTGAGTTTGTATGCGTGTTTCACCCGTTAGGATGGGCAAGAAGTAAGGCCGAACAGTGGTGGGATAGTAGATGCTCAAAATATGATGAATTGTATCCGTCTTTAACTAAACCATTTTTATTCAAAGATACAAGCGGTGATGAATTTTTAAGCTATTCGCAATGGCTTTTAAAACCATCATCAATCCTGCTAGATACTCGCGGCAAATACGCAAAGATTTTAGATTATCAGTTTGAACATGAAACCGTTTCAATTCGTCAAGCAGTTTGAGGAGGCTTGCAAACGGCACAAATTAAACCCGGTTGATGTTTGGTTTTATTGTGATATGGACGAACATCAAACGCTAATTGATGAACAACCCGGCGAATGGGAGGATTTAGAACAATGCCTAGCAATATGGGCTAAACGCGAAATGGTTTGGGAAAAACGCCACGATATACCGTTATTAAAAACAACCTGTAATAACTGTAAATGGTTTGATAGTAATGCCTGTGGATGGTTTCAAAAAGCCATACCGGGCACATTTAATAAATTGAATGGCTGTACACACTGGAATGATGAAAAATGAAACTTTACGAAATAGCAGATACATATAACAAAGCCCTTCTTGCAATGGCGGATTTTGATGATTTACCAGAGGAAGTCATTAATGACACTCTGGAAGCCATAGAAGGCGAATTCAAAGACAAAGCTATTGCTAGTGTTAGCTTCTTTAAAAACATTGAAGTTGAAATTGAAGCAATGAAACAAGCCGAAGCCAGCATAAAAGAAAGGCGACTCGCAAAAGAAAAACGCATTGCATGGGTTAAAAGTTACATACTAAAAAACATGCAAAAAACAGGCATTAATAAAATTGAATGCCCTTATTTCACGATCAGTTTAAGAAATAACCCTGAATCGGTAAATGTTATTGATGAAGATTTGATACCGGATGAATTTAAAAGTAGCCACACTGTATGTGTTATCAGTAAACAAGGCATTAAAAATGCTGGTGGTTGTTTAGGTGCTGAACTCGTTAGAAATCAAACATTGGTGATTAAATGAACAAGTTTAAAGGAACACCCGGCCCGTGGACAGTAACGCAGGACGGCGATTTTTTATATCAATGCAAAATAAAATCTGACTACTCACCGGCTCCGATTGGTTTGGTTTATGGTGGTTTAAATGATGTAGAAAATGGAAAAAATGCAATGTTGATAGCCACCGCACCTGAGTTATTAGAATCCTGCTTAGAAATGCTCGAAGAAATGCAGGTATGGGAATCTGAACAAGGCGAACATCCAGCCGCTACTAAAGCGAGATTGGCAATTTATAAGGCATTAGGCAATGATTAAACCAACCCTACACGTATCAAAAGAGCAACCGATTGAGACAGTCAACAAGCTTGTCACATACCGCAGTTATGGCGGGCAATGGCACATACCCATGCCAGCTAATGAACTGGTATGGAGTGCAACTCCAAGCATAGGCCGGATACATGAATATGCCATCGTATCCAAATAGATTAGCCGCAAGCTTGCCAACTGTTGACTTTGCTTTGATGCTGCAAGAAATTGAAAAGCACGACTATACGGATGAGCAGATAGCGCAATTGTTAGGAATGCACCGAAAAGAAATTAACAATATCAAGTGTGATCGTAAAGAAATAAACGCATGGAATACATGCGTCAGATTACTTGATATTTATTTAAAAATAACTCAAAAACCTATCCCGTTTATATGATTAATACAGCCTACGCAAACCTATTAAAAACCATCCTCGACGATGGTGACAAAATGACAACCCGCAACCATGAAACTTACTCGCATATTAGATTGCAGCCAGTTGTATTTGATTCATTGCCGCTGGTTACTGTGCGAACAACAGCATGGAAAAAAGCCTTGCGTGAAATGGAATGGTTTTTAAGTGGAAATTCTGAATGTCCTAATGAATTGCTTGATTGGTGGCACGGTCAACTTGATAAGTATGGGAAGCTGACTGATGGCTATAGTACTCAGTTTAGAGATAGCGCCACAACTGATGAGAATGGAGATTTAAGGGGATTCGATCAGATTAAATTTATTCGCAACGAATTGAAAACCCACAAAAACAGCCGCCGCCTAGTCATGACAACATGGAACCCTGGCGAAATGGCAAACATAACCAAAGCAAACGACAACCAAAATACTCCAACCTGTTGCCACGGTGTTGTAATTCAGTTCTTCGTGCGTAATAACAAATTACACATGACGCACTATCAACGTTCTGCTGATATGCTTTTAGGTGTTCCGCATAACTGGGTTCAATACTGGGCCATGCTGATTTACTTTGCCCACCACGCATATTTAGAAGTCGGGTCGCTTCAATGGCTTTGGGGTGATGCTCATATATACACCGAACAAAGCCATTTAGAAACAGCTCATGCAATTATTGAAAAAGCCGAAGATATATTGGGACAAGATTTAAGAATGTTTTACAACCCAACCAGTGAAG